GGCCCTTCTCAAGCACCCTTCTGCAAAGGCCGAGGTGAGCATTGTGTCCAAGGAGAAGGTGAAGGGCTTGGACATCGTCTGCAAGGGTCGCTGTGACCTTATCACGATGGACAATACTGTCATTGTAGACCTCAAAACCTGTGAGGATGCCTCGCCGGAAGCATTTAGTAAGAACTTTATGTCGATGGGATATTGGATGCAGGCCGCGCACTATATATCCATCGCTCGCAATAGCGGAATGCCTATCCAGAAGTTCATCTTCATTGCCGCAGAAAAGAACCCACCTTACTGCACGGCTCTGTATACCCTTGACGACACTTCTCTTGAAAAGGCGTTCGCCATCCGAAACAAGTTGGTTGAGCGTCTCTCTGACTGCATCGCACGGAATGATTTCCCGGCGTATCAGCGTGGCGTTCAAGCCTTGACAATGCCCGGATGGATACAGTAAAACACTTTCCCGTAACCACCAAAATACCAAAAAATAATACACACAATGAGTAAGTTCAAAGTAGACCTCAATTCGTCTGACCGCCCGGAACGCTTCACGGACGAGGGCGATTACACAGTCACCATCCAGAGCGTTGAGCGCAACCTCACCTCGCAGGGCTTTGAGAAGGCTCTCATCGTCTTCACCGACGAAAAGAACCGCTCCGTTAAGGACGACCTTCTCAACAAGGATACTGTCTATTGGAGACTCAACCAACTCATCGTCGCTACCGGGATGAAGGTTCCGCACGGCGCGGAGTTCGATTTCCAGAAGACCGGAGAGTTCTTCAACTTCGTGAAGTCCTTTGTCGGTATGAAGTTGACTGTGACGCTGAAGAAGGACTCTTACACCAACAAAGAAGGTGAGCAGAAGACCTTCCTTAAGGTGGCCAAGTATGCCAAGCCCGCTGGCTCCGCCACGGCTTCGTCCGCTGACGCTCCGTTCTAATTAGTCCGTAGTCGTTGTTGCTGGGGGGCGGGTGCGCGAACACTCGTCCCCTTTTTTGTGTCCATTGGGTTAGGCCAGCAGACGGGCGTTAGTTGACTCTCGTCCAATGGGCAGAGTGCATACCTGCAAACATTGCAAAGGGAAGTTTAAGACTTATCACAGGAGTGCAATGTATTGTTCCAATGCCTGCCAGCAGGCGTATCAAGCCACGCTAATCGTAAAGCGTTGGAAATCCGGAGAGTTCCACGGCAATCGAGGGTCGCTGTTTGCGCTATCCAAGTCCGTGCGTCGCTATATGCTCCAAAAGCATAGTCACAAATGCTCCAGATGCGGGTGGCAAAAGAAGCACCCTACCACCGGAAAGGTTCCGTTGCAAGTTCACCACATTGACGGGGATGCAACCAACACAATTGAGAAGAACCTTGAGGTTCTATGCCCCAATTGCCATTCACTTACCCCCAATTACGGAAAACTGAATAAGGTTGGCAGATGGTCACGCCGGGATAATGCTCAAGGCAAGTTGACGAAGCCCAAATAAAGAATGTCCCGCTCGTATTCAACAGGCTCCAGAGGAGGTGACCGCGTTCGTGCTGACCGAAGCGGGCCTATCGTGCGTGCATCTGGTGGTTCGGAAGAACGGGCAGTCGTCCAGAGAGTGGTTAACCAGCCTCTTGCCGTGGCGGAAAGGGCTATCCACCGGGCTTCCACAGAGAATGTGGCTATCTACAAGGACGGGAAACAAATCGCCGTTAGCAACGGCTCTGACAGAGAAGTCGTATTTACCAAAGAAGAAATGAAACTGATGAAGGGTTCCGTCCTTACGCACAATCACCCGCAGGGGACATCTTTTAGTCGAGCCGACCTGCAACTTATCAAACAGCGCAAGTTGGAAGAAATCCGGGCCGTCGCTAACTACGACGATATGACATATTCGCTTAAGCCCCCAAAGGACTCGCTCCTATGGAAGACAAGCGTGGCCAAACTTGCATCAGACCACGAAAAGTTGCGTCGGGCGGTCTACGAGAATGCTGGTTATCTTAAGGAGTATGACGCTCGTGAGAAGGCGTGCGTAGCGTGGTATCGCAAGAACAAGGAGTGGCCGTCTCCAGAACAAGTTCCAGACCGCATTCCATCCGAAGTTCACCGCTCCGCAGTTAACGACTCTATCGAAGCCCTTGACATTAAATACAAACTCGGCTACACCAAAACTCCCATCCAATGAGCAATAAACCTAAAAACCCCAACACATCCGGTGACCGCACAAGCACCCGATACGACCTCCCAACAACGAACAACAAGGGTCAGCCCCCATCCGCCCCGGTGAAGGGTCGTGTGTCTCCCGCCGACCTTGTCAAACAGGTTGATACCAAAAAGGGCAAGTAACTAAACGGGGGGCGCAAGCCCCCTTGTTATTGACATAGCGCAAATACAAATGGCAGACCCTATCACATCCTCGTCTCGCCCAAACGAAGTTTTTCAGTTTGGAATTACGCAGGCCGAAAAAATGGCCGTAGATTTAAACCGGGTGGCGGACATCAACGCTCTTTTTGAGGGGCTTGATATGTCCATCAAGACAAGCGGTATGGAACTTGCCCTTGCCCGCACAGTTATTACGCGGTCTGTTCCCGGCCCTATGCTTGACGCAATGACCGCCAGACAACTTTACGACAGCATTGTGCTTATTGCCATCCTCGCCGCACGGGGATATTATGATTTGGTGAAAGGCATTCGCCGGGAAGACAACAACGCAAAACAGAAGTTTGAAAGCGTGATTTGGTTTGTAGACTCATCGGGTCAAAAACACTTGGCCGTAAATACTTGGATACCCGCTGGCCTATCCTCGGAGGAGCAGAACGCATTGCTTATTGTCCAGAAAAACTCGTTTGCCCGTATGGACGCAGAACTGAAGGAGCGTATCGTCGCCTCCCAGCGTGGCATCTACGGCTGACCGGGAACTCCAGCGCGAACTGATAACCCTTGGTTCGCCCAGCACAATTGCACACGGGGCTGTCGTAGTATCTGGACAGGTAGACGGCGTATCTACTTTAGGTCAAGTCCTTGTCGGTCTGCATCAAGGAGCCATTATCCTTACCGCTTTGCGTGCCTTGGAGCGTCGTGGTGGCTATATGGTGATGCTCCGGGTCATAGAGATAGCCGACCGATACAAAGTCCCCATACGCCTTACAGCGATGCCCTGCCCCGCAACAGCCGGGTTGCAGATGAGCAAAGACGCTCTTATCGCTTGGTATGGTAGGTTTGGGTTTGAGTTCGACCCGCACTACTCAACGAAGTTTGCTTGCCTTATCCGATACGCAAGGCACGATTGACAATTCACCACGACTATGGCCCGGTCATACAACAAATCCTCCAGCGCAAACAGCGTCCGCTCCGACTTGCCTTCCGGTTCAACTACTTCGCCCAATGAGCGACTTGGTCGCGTCAGCGAACTGAAGTCCGGCTCCGTCCCCGATGATGTGATGGCGTTCATAGAGAACACCGATGTGGGTGGTATGTATGACAATCTGGAAGAAGCCGCTCACAGGGCAAAAGAGGAGTTCCTTGATTACATTAATGAAAAGTTTGGGGACGAGCGCGACCCAGACGGAGAAAGCAAAACTTTTGGATTGAACGCTTTCGTTAAGGCTTCCGACGGATTTATATACCGGGTAGCCTTTGAGTCAGAGTTTACTCTAAATGGAAGCCGAACGGATTATGACGACCCGAATGAGGCAGACGGAAAGTCCTTCAGAGTTACCAAAATAAAGCCCCTACCCGGAGCAGACTTGGATAATGACGGCGAGTTTGTAAATCGAGCCAAGGTTGTCGCCAACAATGAAGACGCTATTCGGACTCTCCGCACGGCGGCTGGCCCGGTGGGCAGGGAAAGAACCGAAGCAGAAATCCGTCGCAACGATGAGCGTGTCGCCTACCATCAAAACATAATTGACAGACAGAAAAGCAAGTATCCAGAATTAACAACGCCGGAAGTTATTGATGCGTGGCGCAAAGCCCCCAAAACCAAGGGCGGGCTTTACTACGATTAACGCTAACTGATGGCCCGGTCTTATTCCTCATCCACGAGTCGTGTGGCTCGTTCGGACTTCCGTTCTATGGGAATGTCTGTGCGTGGAGGGGCTACCCGACCATCATCCGCAGAACAGGACAGCAATAGGTCAAGGTTTCAGATGGCTTACGGGCTTGGTGGTAGCGAAACTCCCCGGCTTGATGTTGGGGCTTTTTTGCGGGACGACCCAGAAGCAACGCTTAAGTCTATTGTGCTGGAGGGCGATAGCCTAACGCTGGGCGGAGAACAGGGCTACAAGGTCGTATCGGTCAAAGACAAGTCCGTGGTGGCTTCAAGGGGCGCAAGCGACTCCATACGCCTCGTGGTGGGTCGGGACGGCTCTGGGCAAGCCGTGGGGCTTAAGAAAGCCGGGACTACGGACTACGCCGACTTCGGCTGACGCACCACAGTTAGAACCCGATAGGTCTGTGCATTTTGGGCGTTTGAAACTCAATCGTCCTGTCCGGGTCGATAAGCCAATTCACATTGCCCTTACAGCCCTTACAAATGCTAACCCCACGCCACAGTCTTGCTCCGGGAGGCGTTTGAAAAACGCTTTGGTTGTCCCAATTATACCCACCGCAGTTGGGGCATAAAAACTTGGGATGCACTCTTTGGACGGATATTAATTCCTCCTCGGAGTAATCTTTCTTGTCAAACTTGGGAGCCATCGAGGAGTCAATGTCCGGTAGCCGTCTTACGACGCAAGCCGGAACTCTCTTTGCGCAATGTCAATGAGAGGGTGGTTAGCCCGCTCACGAGTCGTAAGTCTTCTGGTTCATCCGATGGATAACATACTTAACTTTGTATTTCTTTGACCAGAGAACTTTTGGGTAGCCCATATCCATCAAGCGAGCGGACGACAGGTGTTGCCAGCAATCCGGGAGAGGCATCTTGCCCTCACGCATCATAGTGACGAAGTCATCACCCGATAGGATAGTCGTGCTTGCCTTGGGAGGCGTAAGGTTAACCAGCAAACTTGGCTTGACCGGGGAGAGCGGTGCAGAGGTGTTGGCGTTGAACTTGAAGATAGTCATCGTGTGATATGTGGAATGGTCGTGTCGGGAATGAGACTGACATTGGCATCGGTGTCCGTCAAGCGGACTCGCACAGGTTGCTCCATATCTCCGTGGGCGATAGCCCTTGCGGTAGCGCGAACCAGCCGGGCTTCATCGGGCTTAAGGGTCTTGAAGGAGCAGATGACTCCCCAGCACTCAAGGTTGTCCCTGTGTGCCGTGATAGGCTTAATGTGCTTCACGGGAGCGGGACTTCAGTCGTTCCCTCCCAAGGGGCTTTACGCTGTTCGTAGCAAGCAAGGTCGGCGTTCGTAGCCGCGATGTTCTGCACCTTATGCCGGAGGATGCTCTGGGCTTCCATCTGGCTGTCGGCTTTGACATCGAGGTATACGACAAGAGTCATCGAGACTTTGTGCGTTTGCTTAATTTCTTTGGGTGTAGGTTTCATATGCGTGTATCGTTTGGTAATGTTGTAAGCGAACGCTTGGGAATGTCAAGCGGGTATTTGTGACAAAAAAGCCGGGGGCTTTCGCCCCCAGCCGTTCGTGTCGCTCGTGTTAGTTCAGTTTGACGAGCAGGTCTTGGATGCCGTTGCCGTTGCGCATCGCCTTGGTGAAGGCTTGGAGGATGCCGGAGTTAACACGCTCCGCCAACTCGAAACGCTTGCCCTCGACCCGGTGAGTGAGGTGTTGCGTGGCGGCGTTGTATAAGTTCCACAAGTTCCTCTGGCGGTCTTCGTGGTAAGTCGGATTGCTCCACACGGACTCGATGCCTTCCTTCTGGCGGTCAGTCATAACCTTACGCTTCACCAGATTGTCGAGGACAGTAATGCCCTGCGGGGTAGTGAGAGCCGTGTCAGACATAGCGGACAGCACCGGGACAGCGTCTTGGAAGGTCTTCAGAGCCGAGTCAAAGCCACGGGAGACGAACTCCATATCCAGCGACGAGGTGTGCTTACGGGTCATACCGATAGCGTTCACCGGGATGGCAAGGCCGTTAGAACAGATGAGGCGGAACATTCCCGTGAGGAATGAGGCCCGGAGGCTCCCGTCAAAACTGTTCTGCACCTTGAGGCGGAAGGTCAAGTCCTGCCCAGCGACTCGCGCACCGAGTTCGGGGAAGTCGTAGATGGCTCGCGCCCTTGCACCGCCCTTGGAGACGACAGCCTTGCGGGTGAAGTTGGAGAAGCCCTTCGACTTGAACAAGTCTTCCGACTTTTCAAAGAGGTAGGAGTTCTGGCAGACTTCGTAGCGTTCGGTGACGCAACCCAGAACCTCATTGTTGTCCGTGCGGACATTAGCGAGGAAGCGGGTGCGAGTGCCGTCCGGGAGGTGGAACGGAACCTGCTCGACCTTGTAGTCGAACTTGTCGGTCTGGCGTTCGTCGCTCTCGTCGAGGACAGCCGGGATGTTATTGATAGGACTCATATTGTGTATGTGTTTTTTGGTTTGGTTTGGTGTGGGTGAAATTAGAGCGAGGCGACAATGGCACAGAGAAGCCCGGCGCAAAGCGTAAGGAAGAACAGGCAGGTAAGGAAGAAGGACATAAAGAAGTGGTAGAGAAAAGTTTTCAAGGAAGTGGGCGGGGGCTTTCGCCCCCACCCGGTTTGATTAAGCAACCTCTCCGTTGAAGGAGATAAGGTTGGCTTCCTTGATGGTGATAACCTCGACCGGGGCTTTGTCAGCCTTGGCTTCCGAGCGAGCGGAAGGGATGAGGTGGGTTTCAAACTCCTCACGGGAGACTTCTACGCCGTTCACCGAGAAGGTGACGCTCATCACCTTGCCAGAGGCGACAGTCAAGCGGAGGAAGTTTTCGCCCTTGTGAGCGATGACGAAGGGGAAGTTAACCCATTCGCCCCAAGCGAGGGGCTGGACTTCACCACGCTCGTTAGAGGCGATGCCTTCCTTGACCGAGGAGATGTTGGCGAAGTTGATGCCAGCGCGGAAGACTCCGGTGGTCACCTTCTCCAGCATCACGCCCTTGGAGGACGCGGCGGGCTTGGGGTTGGACTTGAAGGTCACCGAGGCGAACTGACCCTTGCAGGACAGGAAGGCGGTGAGGGCGGTGTTGATGGCGGGCGTGTTCATATTGTTGTGCGTGTTGTTAGTGGAGGTGGAATTATCGGGCGTGTTGTTATTCATATGTCGTGGTTGAGTGAAATCATTAGAGCAAATGGAATTAAGTTTGTCGATACGAAAGTTTATTTATTTAAAGATAGTTGCAAGTGCTTGCGTATCAACGACTTACAAAAGCATCCTACACCCAAAAACAAAAGGCTACAGCAAGACTTTTCCAAGTTCGCAGGAAAAATCCGCAGAAATATGCCCTTGCCACAAGCCCGGATAAAACGACAACAGACGAATGAAGCGAACCCCGCTAAAGCGTAAATCACCAATGCAGGCACACAAAAAGTTGAACGCTGGTTCACCCTTGCGTAGCAAAAATACGCTAAAGACGCATCGACCAATGCGACGGGTCAGCAAGTCCCGGCAAAAGGAAAACAAACTCTATACGCAGGTGCGCAAGGAATACATCCTTATACATCCACGATGCCAAGTGTGTGAGGTTCACCCCTCTACGGATATTCATCATCGCCGTGGGCGATGGAAGTCGCGCCTTACTGATGCTACATACTTCCTTGCCGTCTGCCGGGTCTGCCACGACAAGATACACCACAACCCGGATTGGGCATACGCCACGGGACTAATGTTGCCACGCTAACCACATTGCCCTTGACACCACCCCCGTCATCACCCATACCAATTTACCTCCAACCAATCATCACTATGGAAAGACACGAGTTAGACCACGGCGACCTTTGTCGCGTAACCAACGGAAAGTTTGCCGAGAAGAAAGTTCTCATCATCAAGGCGGGCATCCAAACCAAGTTTGGCATCAAGGCCATCACAGTCGAATACCACGACAAGGGTTCCGTCGAGTCGGGTGAGAAGATTTGGGTATCCCCCGACCAACTCGCTTTCCTCGGCGAGCAAGACCTTGAAACCGCCGGGGCGGTCAAGGAAGCAGACTTCCAAGAGTGGAAGGCCCGCAAGAACGCAGGCGTTCCTACCAAGCCCTCGTTCAACAATCCTCGCAAGCCGTGGATGAAGAAGAAGTCCGATGGAGAGTCGGACGATGTCTCGTTTTGAGGTCAAGATAGAAGACTACCAGAAGGAGATTGAGGAAGGGTCGGGCTACGAGTTCGCATCCTCCCAGCCATCGGAGACGATGGTGACTGTCGTCTGCACCCCAAGACCGGGTGTGGTTACCCCTCCATTGCGGATTGAGTATCACGCCGTGCATCGCCCTCTCCAGAGCGAGGTAATCGTCCACGCTTCAATCCGTGACCTATCCGGGGCTAACAAGTTTGCTACACGCCAAGATACTTTCTCTTTCAAGGCATCAGCCCGTATGTCGGATGTGAACCCGTGGATTGCTCTGACCCGAATGAAGCAGTCGGATATGGCTCACGAGGCAGGCTTGCCCAAAGGCCCTGCGTCCGCCGCGTTTTCATACGCTATGCCCATTGTGTGGGCAGGCGTTCGCATCGGGCTTGAGATACAGCACGAGAAGAAGTCGCGCCGAAAGGATATCAAGGATGGCGGGTTGTTTGATGTTGATGCGGTCTGAAAATTATTTCACTTAACAGGTTGACAGGGTAGCAAAACCCGGCATATCGTGTGTCCCCGACACGCACACCAAATGCTATCCCCATACGAACGAGCGGCCAAGTATATGGCCGCAACACCACCAGCAGTTAGTGGGCAGGATGGTCACGGACAGACATACTCGCTCGCCATTGCCCTCTATCACGGCTTCAACCTTTCCGAACAGGAAGCGTGGGCATTGCTGATGGCTTACAACCTTAAGTGTTCACCCCCGTGGCCGGAGCGAGAGTTGCGCCACAAGATGAACGATGCGAAGACAAAGGAGCATTCGCAACCCCGTGGCTGGCTGTTAACTGACGACCCTCGTGACCTTGCACCTCGCAAGGCGATGCTGTCCAGCGTTACGCAATCCGGTAAGTTCAAAGTGGATTTGGGCAACCTACGCCCTGTGCCGGAAGTTGAACGCTACACCACAGAAGAACTACTCAAGAACTGTTTTAAGGAAGACGAAGTCATCTGTATTACCAATGACGCTGGGCAGGACGAAGACGGACGCTGGTTCCCGGCAAGCAAGGGGACATTCCAGACTGTTGGTTGGTGGCTCACTAAATATTTTGGCGCAACAGCCGAAGACCGGGAACTGTTTCGTGACAAGCCCCAAGGGGCTTACATCCGCATCAACCCAATTAAGCCAGAGGAGTATTCCGGGCGGGATGACAGCGTAAGCGTGTTCCGTCATTTGCTGGTTGAGTTTGATACCCGACCCAAGGAAGAACAATACGCCATATTTAAGCAGAGCGAACTGCCTATCTCTGCCATCATCGACTCTGGAGGCAAATCCCTTCACGCTTGGGTGCGTGTTGAGGCAAAGGACTTTGAGGAGTGGAAGGTGCGTCGCCAGCAGGTGTTTGACTACCTCGCCGACTACGAGCCAGACGAGATGACCAAGAACCCGTCACGCTGGTCACGCCTTGGTGGCGTTATGCGTGGCGCAAACGAACAACGCATCGTCGCCTTCAATGTGGGCGTAGAGTCGTGGGATGCTTGGTTATCGTATCTGGAGTCCTCTGAAGTCCCGGACGAGGTAAGCATCGAGCAGTTAGAGAACTACGACACCGAGAACGACCCCACCACAGTCTTGGGTAATCGCTGGCTCTGCCAAGGCGGCTCCCTGTGCGTCATTGGACAGTCCGGCATCGGTAAGTCATCCTTCCTTATGCAGATGGCCATTATGCTGGCCGTGGGAAGGCCCTTCTTCGGCATCGAGGTAAAGCGTCCGTATAAGTGCATCGTGATGCAGGCCGAGAACGACACAGGAGATTTGGCGGAAGCCTTCAAGGGCGTTACCGGGTCGATGTCCCTGTCCGACGAGGAAAAAGTCCTACTCCGTAAGAACATCAAGTTTTACCGAGAAACAGTTAAGGTTGGATTGGAGTTTGTGAAGCAGGCACGCAAACTTATCGTCCATCACAAGGCCGACTTTTTCTTTGCCGACCCCCTTCTCTCGTTCGCAGGTGGGGCGATTAGTGACCAAGCATACGCATCGCAGTTCCTCCGCAATTGGATTACGCCCGTGCTGATGGAGACGAATGTCGTCTGGGTGTTCCTGCACCATACGGGTAAACCCAAAGCCAAGGAAGACTCATCTTCTGCGACAGTTTCAGACTTGGCCTACTCCGGGTTGGGTTCTTCCGAACTCGTCAATTGGGCAAGAGAGGTAGCCGTCCTTCGGCGCACCGACCGGGTAAAGCCCTTCTTTGAGTTGGTGCTTACCAAGCGAGGCAAGCGTGCTGGTATCTTGGATAAGGACAGCAAGCCAACGCATACGCTCAACCTGCGTCACGCTGAAGGTCGCATTCTCTGGGAAGTCAATGACGAGAACTCGCTTAACAGTTTCTCCCTCAAGGACTTAAACAAAATGATAGATATGCCCCCGACCCAACATCTCGCAGATGCCAATCAAAGCCCGTTTGTTCGCTATGTAGCCCGCAAATTGGCTATCGGCACGATAGCGGCGAGCGATGTGGTTGGCCACTTGATGCGTCTATCCGCTACGAACCCCATTGTCGTATGGAACCAGCGCGAGGGAATGTGGGTGGGCGTTCAACACGACCCGTCAGTCAATCCGTTCTAACCCGGTCGATACGCAATACTTCACTTACACTTATGCTACAGGATAACAGTCAATCACTCTCATCGTTAGCCCCGCAAGGGGCGATACTGTAATCATACTACAGTATAACCATACTACTTGCTACTTGCTACTATCTATATGTCCCTACTCCCGGATGGCTGTCAAGGCGAAAGTGCGGATTTTGTCTACAAACCCGTGAAACTCACCTCAAAAGGGGGTTTGGACGCTTACGCAGAGTGGTTTGCACAGCAACCTACACCCATTCAGCAAGAGTATATCAAGCGTGGCCTTGGGCCGGAGGCCCGTGAAGGCGATGGCAACTACACCTTTGAAATCAACCCAGACCACCAAGCATACGCCACCATTGACCCACAATATGAGGATGCTGTGGTTACCCCAATAGAACAGCGCACTTACACAGAGGATGAAGTCCAAGAGGTAGTAAGGCGTGTAGTGATGGCTATGCAGATGACTGAAAGCCCAGACGCATTGTTCCAAGCCCGATGTATCCTCATAGCCTTTGGCATTGGTGACCCACCCACCGAGACAGAGTTAGCCAAGCAGAAGGGATGTAGCAGACAATTCGTATCAAAGAAGGTTAAACGCATTCAACAAATGTTTAATCTCGCACCATCACAGTTTATGCGAAGCGAACAGGCGTGCAAGGCATATGCAGATGCTTGGCAAAGACAGAGGGAGGATGTTAACCAGCCACCCCGTAGCCAACGCTCCACGGCCCCACAGGGGCCTTTGAACCCAAAGAACAATACAACCCCCTCTCGCCGGGCTAAACAAGCCCACAAGCCTCTTAACACAGTCAAGCCCGCTAAACTACAGGTTGAACCTTCCATCAACATCGACACCTCTCACCGCTATACACGCTCAACCAAGCGCAAACCCAAGCATTCAAAGCACATCACCCCCTCCCATACCCCCCCCACCCCCCACCCCCCCTTAAGAAATCTATTATCCGGGGATACCCCCCGTGCTGGGTCGTAAGACCCCGCATTTTGCTAAAACGAGTTTAGAGATTTCCAAAAGCAGTTATAAACCAACGACTTAAAAATAATGGCATCACAAATTGAAATTGCTGTGGCACTTGGCTTAACAAAGGGGCGAGTGTCGCAACTTGTTAAGGAAGGAATGCCAACAGAAAGTATTGAGGCGGCTCGTGCGTGGCGCGACCGGAGAAAATCTGACAACGAGAGAGCGGGGCATATCAGTCAGCCTGTGCAACCTTTGGTGCTTGGGGATTTGGACAGTATCCTACAGTCGGTAACGGGGGATACGGGTAACTCGGAGATGGATGAGCGTATCCGGAACCAAGTTGAGTTGTGCCGTTTGACGAGGGAGGTATTCCTACAGGCTTTGACGAGCGGTGACCCCAGCCAAGGAAAGTTGTATGGGAATTATGACCGGGCGATTGGGACGCTGTTGTCGTTGGAGAAGGTTCGGTTTAACCGGGAGCAAGAGGAGGGGAGGCTGATTGATGCGGATGCGGCGGCGGCTCGTTTTGCCAAGGTGCTGTCGCAGTTGAGGTCGTTGATTGAGCGAGCGGAGTTGACTGTTGCCCCCCGCGCAAATCCGGAGAACCCGCCTAAAGCACTTAAAGCGTTTCGTGAGTTCCGGGATGATATCTTTCGTAAGATTGCGGAGTATAGCCCAAATGTCCGGAGCGAGGCCCCGGCGATTGGGGATGACGAGTCGGTCGGGGTAAGTCCGAAGCCACCGACGAACGCGGCGTTTTTTGACAAGATTGCGGAAGGCGAAGTTGATACGGATGCCCCGAAGGAGGGTGGTTCGCTGGAAGACTTTACGGACGACACCCTTGACGAACTTGGGGACGAAAAGTAAGACCTATACCAGATGACTCCCGCCCAAAAAGAACAGATTGGTGACCGCCTTGAAGCAAAGTTGCGCAAGGTGTGGAGGCCCGACGACGGAGGGGATATCGTGCAATGGCTGATGGACAACATCCGGCAGATACCTTTCTCGCCGATGCCGTCTGGCTTCCGGGTGCAGGAAACCCCGTGGCTCGCAGAGCCACTCCGTGCGTGTGCCGACCCGGAAATCCGGTTGGTGCATATCATCGCCCCCATTCAGTCGGGCAAGTCGCTGATGGCGGAGATGCTGTCGTGCTACATCATAGCCCGCGCCCCTGCTCCGACCCTATACTTGAATGACACGGATGGTAATGCGGCGGATTGGATGCAGAGCCGACTACGAGTTCTGTGGGAGAATGTCCCGGCGGTCTTGGCAAAGTTGAACAAGGACGAGACGGATAAGAAGACGGGGACAGTCCAGACGGACGAGATGACCTTCTGGTGTCTGGGTGCGTTCAATGAGAAGAACCTACAGCGTCGGTCTATTCGCTGGCTGGTGGCTGACGAAACTTGGCTGTATCCGAGAGGCCACTTGGCCGAAGCATCGGCCCGTGTGACTTCATTTGGTTGGCTGGGTAAGCGTATCTTTATGTCGCAGGGTGGGTTTGCCGGGGATGAGACAGAGGAGGTGTGGGTAACCACCGACCAGCGTGTTTGGTCGTTTCAATGTCCGAAATGCGACCATCGTCAGCCGTGGAGTTGGGACAGGGTAAGGATGCCCGACAACGCTCTTACGCCGGACGGCGAGTATGACTATCAAATCATTAAAAAGGATACGACCTATGAGTGCGAGGGGTGCAATCACCGCTTTGCCGATACAAGAACAAACCGGGATGAGATGAACCAGCGTGGCTTCTACGCACAGACTAATCCCAAGGCAGACTCTGCTAATGTGGGCTTCCAATGGAACGCATTGTGCGCCCGCTCGTGGGGTGGCTTGGCGGAGATGTATCTTCGTGCGAAAAATATCCTCGACCTTAACGGCGACGCATCGCCCATCCGCATCTGGAAGCAAAAGCAGATGGCACAATTTTGGTCGGATGCCCCGGACTCGTTTGATGTCCTACAAGCAATTGGGGAATACAAGATGGGAGATGAGTGGCTACAGGAGGCCCGGCTGGATGCGACGACCCGCAAAGTTCATACAGACTATACACGGGAGAAACAAATCCGCTGTCGTTTTATGACAGTCGATGTGCAACGAAACGGCTTCTATTGCTTGGTTCGCAGTTGGGCAGAGGGAGGAGACTCACGGCTTGTTCGCTGGCGGTTTGTGCAGACTTGGGAAGATGTTGCGCAAATGGCAAAGGCTAACGATGTGATACCATCGTTCGTCTATGTGGACTGTGGTGACCAATTCGACGATGTTATCCGGCAATGTGGTATCAATCAATGGACAGCCCTACGAGGTGACCAACGCTACGACTTCCCGTGGCGTGTGCAGACGGCCCAAGGGCCGAAGATGGTGGCAAAGGTTTACGCTCCTGCCCGATTGGTTAATGTCGGTGCTGGTGCTGTGCGTGTTCACCACTTCTCCAATCTTGCGCTGAAAGACCAACTGTCGCGTATGCGTAAGTCCGGGAAGCACTCGTGTAGCGTTGACGCAGGCAACGACTACCTTGAGCAAATGGAGTCGGAAGTTCGCCTAATGAACCAAGGTGGTAGACCGGAGTGGAAACGAATTGGTAAGCGAGCCAATCACTTGTGGGACTGTGAAGTTATGCAGTTTATCCCGGCTCTGGCGTTTGGCCTATTAGCCTCGGCTCCAAAGCCGATTGAGGAGAAGAAGCCGGGAGCAGAGGGCGCAACAGCAATTACGCCCAATGAAGACGGGGTTGAAACGCAGGTTTAAGTATCCGTGTAGCACCGGGGGTGGAAAGGGCTAAAACACCCCATCTCAAAAATATTATAAAACGCACTTCTGTAAGTCGTTGATAGACAACGAAATAAAGATGCAGATTTTTATATCTTTTCGCAAGCGGTTGTGGTATACTTTGTGAGTCAGAGTGAGAGTTAACTCTGATTGTTCTTTGAAGTCAGACGCGAAACCGCTACCTTAAGTCCTCTGCAACAAGCAGGGGCTGTGAACCACACCCGCAAGGGCGTGAGCGAAAAGCCAAAGCGTCCGACGGATAAAGTAAGGAGTGCGGTAGAACCGCCGGAAACATCGAGGGCCGGGTGACAGCAATGTCATCCACTAACTGAAACAATCCTCGACCGAAAACCAAACCTCCTGTTCTTTGTAAGTCTTGGTCATCTGAAAATCAAACTTGGCGAGGGGGAAGATTTAAGCCCCCCAAGGTCGGAGAGGACAAATGATTTCGTCTCAATGCTTCAAGCATCGTAAAGCGAATAGTAGCATCCCTGCCACCACGCCACTAACTTTAAATACCGGGAGGGGTTGAGAAGCCCCGCAAGCACACGCATAAGCGTCCAGATGCCTACGAGGCAGAGAGGCGTGGAAGTGCTACCCGGTTCAACTTTTGGGTGGGGTTGGAATAAACCCCTTTATCGCAAAGCCCGCCAAGTGCCTCTTGATGAACGACCCAAATCCAATTTATGCGGTGTGCGAGACTGACCTCGCCTGTGAAATCCCCCAGCCGACTATCCATAGAGCGGGGGAGTCTGGTATCCAAACCAGCCACATCGCTCCACTTTAACGGCCCGGCAAAGTGCCTAATGGTTGCTCTCACCTCGCTCCGGCGAGCAAAGGCAAACAACGAGACATCTCACCCGCGCCGTTCTCTTTACGCCCACGCTGATTGGCGTTTGGTTCATTGGTTCCGCTGACCTCCAAAAAAAGTCTTACTGCTCTTGCAAGGGCGTGAGGCGACTGACGGGGACTGTATCTGTAACGGATTTAACTGCGAACCGGAGTTCGGGATACCGAATGTTAAATGAACTAAACACAAGCAAACTGTCATCTGAAAGGATGACCTGCGGCACTCTTTACGACCACGCTACTCAATTGGTTGAGTCGGCTCCCGCTGTATCGTCAAAACAAGCCGTCTTCTGGTTGCAACCGGGGACGGGGAGTTAGATGACTGTATCCTGTTAAACGGGATTTAACTGTGGAGTCCTTCAAGGGATACCTTGTCGCAAGTTGCAGGTTCAAGTCCTGCCGTGGCCTTCATTTTGCTGGTAGAAGATGTAGAGGCGCTAAATCCCTCTGGCTTTGTTTTGTAAAGCGTAGAGTCTGACCGCCAGCAATTCACTTTATGGACAAGATACTCAATGGTCGAGTTATCTAACCAAGTAACGCTATCGTGGCGCGAACGGAAAGGCAAGAGAAGCACCCACGAAGTGCGACTCCGTGAAAGTTGCGGGTTCAACTCCCGCCTTGTCCACCATTTCAGACAGGTAAAAAGACAGCCTACAAGGCAGTCTGTAGCCCGGCTACCAGCCGGACAGGGCTTATCACCCCCTGTGGCCACAAAGCCCGCAGAAAGCCAAGGAGGCAGTCTGGCGACAGGCGTGGATATGGTTAACAGCCCCACGACTCTTACACGGAGCCTCCAAGCGGAAATCGGAATAAGCCCCGCAGGGAAGCAAGGAAGTGTGTCGGTCGCCCCTTCAACTTTAGTGCTTGACTATCCGGCCCCCGTGGCCACAGTCGATTATGTTCTTTAACACTTTAACACCCCCGCAAACCACCTGCACAGCCTCGCAAGAGGGGAACGCCTAAAGCGTTCGGCATCTGAAAAGTGCCGTAAGCAGAATGGACAAGCCCTGTCTACACAGGGAGTATTCTTGCGCCGAAGATTAGCCTGCCTTTTCCGCAGGACGGACGGAATGGGGTGAACGAAATTGCAAGGTCTGGTCGCCAGCAATCATCCCGTGTCCAAAACGGGGAAAGATGCCAGCGAAGATACTGACCCCAAGACGCTTGTGCAGACAAGGCGGGTGGGACAAATAACCTCCGGGTTCCCACCTGCAAAGGCGCAAGATATTTAACTTTCGTGGCGTTGACCACGAGCGACCCGCCGGAATATGGCGGAATTAGTCGTGTGGTTGGTTTCCTCTACTGCCTTGGGCGTTAGAACTCACCGCAGAAGGGGTTGTAGTCTCATCGTCCGCCGGGTGCTTGGTTAACCACCAAGCCGAGTTGCGGAATAAGCGTGAGGCAAAACCAAATGCGGCTTCCGTGAGGTGGCCTTTGCAATCGGTGTTGCAGGGAAACCCTGCGACATCGCCAGAGGGGAGCGAGTTCGCTACTCGTTTATGGTTTCTCTCTGGTAAATCTTTGGTTTGGCTGACGAAAGGAGCAGGGCCGGGAAACCGCCTGCCCATCACCGCGACAAGTCCTACGGGATACGACGCTCTGGGAGATAATGGGGTCGTCCAGCAAACCTCCAATTTCGGTTGTAAGTGCATAAGGGTTGTTGGTCTGGCTCCACCTCAATTAACCGGGGTGGGGCCTTTTTGTTTACAGCCTACAGCGTTGACACCCGGCAAGACTTGCAATGCCAGCATCCGGAATATTCGTCGGACTTCCCCAAGCAACGATTGAAGCAATCCGCGACAAAGCAGTTGCGCTCATCCTTGAAGGGAAGACAATTATGAGTTACGGGGATGGTGCGAACAACGCCTCAAAACAATTTAGTATGCCGCCCACCCAGATGCTACAGGAAGCAAAATATGCCCTTGAGCGTCTGGCTTCTCCTACGAGAACCCGTGGCCTTTACACGAATTACAACCGCCTCGTTGACCGCTAATGCCTCCGGAAGCACCTCGACCCAAGCCCACGACGGGCGGGCAAACCCCCAACTTCCTCGACAGAGTCCGTATCGGCCTGTCCAACCTCTTAAAGCCGAAGGCTTATCAAGGGGCTTTTGAGTCTACCCGTTATTCGACCCACCGCACCCGTATCGACGCTCCTCAACCGGACGACTTTCGCCGGGAGATGCAGGACTCGACTCGCCGGGAGATGGTTCGCTTGTCGCGCTGGTTGGAAAAGAACAACGGCCTCTACAAGCAGATGTTCAAGGATACCTCCATCTACACAGTTGGTGATGGGATAAGCCTACAATGTTTGGGAGGCGACTACGAATGGCAGTCGCTGGTTGAAGCAGAGTGGGAGCAAGAGTGTGAAGCCCCAGAAGTGACCGGACGCTTCTCGATGCTGGAATGTCAGTATATGATTTCGGAAGCCATCGACAGAGACGGCGAGATATTTGCCATCAAGACCAAACGGGGCGGTCAGCCAAAGTTCCAACTTGTCGAAACGCATAGAGTCGAAACACCGCCAGACCTATACCAGAACACGGAAATCTCCGACGGCATCCGTTACAACAAGTTGGGTCAGCCAATGGCTTACTATGTCAAGCAAGCCGGAGGCAGTTACACGCTTATTCCCGCATCCTCGATGATGCACATTTACGAGGCCGAATACATTTCGCAGTCTCGCGCATACCCGCCGCATCAGCACGCTATCAATAATTTGCGAGACGAAATGGACTTGCTGGCGATGGAGAAGGTCGCGGCGAAAGACAACGCCCGCACATCTCGTGTCCTCAAGGTCGAGGATACAAAGATGGATACAGGTGACTTGGGCATTGGCCAACCTCTTGGCCCCGGCAACTCCACCACAGTTCCTACTGACCCGGATACCCTTAATCGAGTTCTTGGTGGCGTGACCGCAGTTTTACAAAACAATGAGTCCCTCGTCTCGTATGTCTCGGCTCGTCCATCGTCTGCTTTTACAGGTTTTATTGACCATCTTCGACGCGACTCGGTTATGGGTGGCTTGCCCTATGAGTTTGTGGCTGACCCGACTCGTGCGGGGGGTGCTTCTGTTCGTTTGGTAGTGGCCAAGGCCGGAAGATATTTCGCGCATCGTCAGAATATTATCATCCATCGCTTCCTCAATGAATACTTCAAGTATTGGATGGGGGTTAAAATCAAGCAGGGTGAAATTAAGAACGCCAAGAATTGGTGGAAGTGTGAGTGGGTGACACCTAAATCAGTCACAGTCGATGCGGGCCGGGATGCCGCTAACGAGCGGGCCGACCTTGATATGGGTCGTCAACCTCCGTCCGACGATATGCAGGCTCGTGGTTATTCCTTTGAGAAGACTGTCCGCAAGACGGCCAGAGACTTTGCTTACATCAAGCGTGTGTCCGAGGAGACGGGTGTCGCTGAAGACAAACTTTGGCGTAAGTCCCCTGTCGGTGGAGGCGGTGGTGCGCCCGGTGCGCCTCAACCCGGTCAGCCCGGTGGCCCTGCGACCATTCCCGAAGGTGCATTGGGTGTTGTTATGCCCGGCCCCGACGGCCAACCGCAAATTGTCCCCATTGATAAGATTGCTCCGCAGGAGCCAGAGCCGGAGAAAGATGCTCTCACAAATATGGAGCCGGAACTGTCTGCGCCCGATTATACAAGCCCTGTAACCCCGATTAACGAGATGGGCGGGGGCGTTGACAACCTTCCAAAACAGAACCCCGGCCTGTCCCGAAGCCGAGAGCAACCCTACAACCGATGATTAGAAACGATTTGTGTTATGCTCTTGCCGCTGGACGGCCAATGCTCATTGACCCTTTGAAGGCCAAGTCGTTTTTGGCTAACGCCAATGCTATTCTTGCTAACCCAGACCTTGCCCTACTGTTACAGAGGGGTGCTAACCAGAAAGCCAAGCAGGCCACAGGGACTCGTGCTGACGAAGACGATGTTGAGCCTGCACCCGGTCAGCCGATGGCTGGTGCAGAGTCTATGGCCAAGGATTGCACCCCATATGTCAGAGATGGCATCGGGATTATCCCTGTTCGTGGGGTAATTGGTAAAGGCCTATCGTATCTGGAGTCGATGCTCGGCTGTGCCGACATTGATGTTATTTCCAGACAACTTGATACTTGGAAGGAACGGGACGACATCTTTGAAATCTTGTTCGATATCGACTCCGGCGGTGGCTCTACCACGGGTCTTGAGGAACTTGCCAAGAAAATCCGCACATATAACAAGGTAACCATCGGCTTTACCGAAAGCGATTGTGGCTCCGCCGCATATTGGATTGGTTCGCAATGTAAGCGATTTGTATGCACCCCCAGCGCAAGCGTGGGAGCGTGTGGCGTGTATATCACCCTTACCGATGAGTCGGAAAAGTGGGCCAAGGAAGGGAAGTCCCAAGTGGTAATCAAATCCGGCAAGTATAAAGCGGCTGGAGTGGAGGGGACAAAACTTACCGACGCTCAATATGAAGACCTTCAACGAGAGGTCGATGAATTGCATAGCCGTTTTATCCGGGATGTGCGTTCTGTTCGTCAATTTGCAGAGATTGAAGACCTACAGGGCCAATCGTTCTACGGCGACTTTGCCGCCGCTCGTGGTCTGGCTACCGGAGTCGTAGACTCCCTTGAGGCCCTCATCGAAGATATCAAGTCTACCCGGCGTTTCGCAGTCACGAATACGCTACCGACTTACTATCAATCGAATAACATTATTACCAACAACCCCTACGCGGGTTGACAACTATACATTATCAATCATATGAGCAACAAGTCCGTTGAAGCCCAACTCAAGGAAGCCATCGAAGCGTCGAAGCAGACCCTCGCCCTTTCTGAACAGGTAACCACCCTCGCTTCCGAGAAGGAAACCCTCTCCAAGCGTCTCGCCGAAATCGAGTCCGCGCTCGCCCCCAAGGCCGAAGTGGCTTCCGGTAACCAAGTGGTTATCACCCAACTCGCTCAACTGATTGCCGAGCGCGACCTGCAAGCCAAGCAGATTTCTGACCTTAAGGCCGCTACTGAAGCCGTCACCAAGGCTCTGGCCACCCAGACTATTGCCCGCTCCGAAGCGAAGGCCGCGAAGGCCGACCTCAAGGAATACATCGAACAGCAGAAGGAAGACGAAGAAGCCGAAGATTGCGCCCCGATGAAGGGTAAGAAGTCCAAGGCCGAGATGCCCCAATTCATCAAGGACAAGATTGACGAAAAGGAAGAAGACTCTGAAGATGAAGCCTGTGGCCCGATGAAGGGCAAGAAGGCCAGCAAGGCTACTAAAGCCTACGATGGTGACTTTGGCGACCTCTCCGATGAAGAAGTCCAAATGATTAAGCAGTATCGCCGTCAGAATGGCGAAGACGACTACGAGGCCAAGAAGGCCAAGAAGGCCGACTCCGAACTGTCTGCTCCTACTGAAGAAGACGACAAGAACTTTGACAAGTCCATTCCCGGACAGCCTTTGGCCCCCTCCGGCAAAAAGGCGAAGAAGGCTGACAGCAATCTGTCCAACCCGACTGTCGAAGAAGGTAAGAACTTTGATAAAGAACTCCCGCAGGGTGGTCTTGACCCGGAGAAGAACAATGTGAACGAAGACAATACCACTTCTCCTACTATGGCCAAGAGCGCAAAGAAGGCCAAGATGAAGGGCGAGCAGAAGGAAGATGAAACCGATGTTGAAGAAATCATCGAGTCTCCCGATATGCAGAAGGAAGAAGGCGAAGAACACGACCACGAGAAGACTCTCTCCAAGCCGGAAGGCAAAAAGGCCAAGAAGGCTGAAGATAACTCTATCGGTGGCGTGAACAAGAACGATGTCACGGGTCAACCCGACCAAGATGACGAGGAGTCCTTCCTCAACAAGAAGGATGCCAAGGGCAAGGCCAAGAAGGCCGACGAGTCCGAAGCCCCTATGCCTGTCGCCCAAGAAGTTGCTCTCGACCCGGTTGAAGCCGCAGTCCAGAAGTTTGCCTCCCTCGCTCAAGCGAAGGCCAAGGCTGAACAAGAAATGAGCGGTGTGCGCGAAATGCTTGCCCTCGAAACCAAGGCCAAGGGCGAAGCCCAAGCCGCTGTCCAAGCCCTGCACGCCAAGTTTGAAGCCCTTATGGGTAAGGTTGCCGCTATCGAAGCAGGCGACAAGTCTGTTGAGATGAAGGCCGCGAAGATTGTTGCGGCCCAAGGTGTTGACCCGGTTGCCTCTGCCGTCGAAGGCGGTGAAGCCGTCAAGACTGACTCCGATATCCTCAAGGAGTTTGAAGCCATCACGGATGCTCGTGCGAAGAACAAGTTCTTCAACGCCAACCGCATCGCTATCGAACGCATCGCGCAGTCGAACCTCAAGCGTCGCTCTTAATTTCCAAATATGGCCCGCTCTTACGGAGGTCGTGGTGGAGAAAGCGTCCGTCGCCGAACACCTAACACTACGGACGAAAATCTGCCTCCGCAGGCTCGTGCCAATGTCGAACGAGCCAACCGCCAAGGCGGTGAGTCTGTTGGCAACGCCGTTGCTACCCTTATGAACTCCGGTGGCGGAGAAGTCCGAGTTAAGGCCAGCGATACTGTTGGTCTTGGCTCCTTGTCCAAGTTTATGGCCAACCCTATTCTTGAAGGCGAGAATGGTGGAGCCGCCGCTCTAATTAACGGCGAACTTAAGGTCTTTGATGCCAAGGGCAAGGAAGTAAAGTTTGGTGATACTGTCACGGCTATGGTTACCCAGAACGGCATCTCGGTTAAGATGATGGACTCCCTTGGTCGTTTTATGCCACCTAAAGGTAAGGCTGAACTTAACCCGGAGATTACCGCTGGTGTGCTTGAAGCCTTCTACGCCCAGAAGGGCGCATCTGAAGCCAAGTTCCGTGCAGACCTTGCTGGTGCTGTTCAGCCAGATGGTTCTATCAAACTTCCGGCCTCCGGACTTTCTCTTGGCGACAAGCCGGGTAGCCTAAACGATTACATTAAGGTTGCTGGAACGGGTCGCACATCTGCCGAAAAAGACACGGCTTATTTCAAGCAACGCGCCCGCGACCTTGGCATCACAGGACTGAACGACTGACCACAGGTTGACACTTATCAATTGTCGAACCCTTAAATAATTTATCCCTAATATATGAGTAATACACTCGGAGGCATTAACCTCAATGTCATTGCGCAAGACTCGCTTACCACGCTTCTCGCCCAATTCCCCCTCGTCAACAAGTTCACTACGGACTTTGGTGGCGACATCCTGCAACGCGGTGAAACTGTCACTACTCGTCTCGCTTCCGGCGTTTCGGCTACTGACATTGGCGCTTCCGGCTATGCCAAGACCGCTGTCACCTCGACCCAAAAGCAAGTTACTCTTAACAAGCATAAGGGTTTCGTGATGGGCTTCTCTGATGGCGAAGTCGCCAAGGGTGGCTACGATGTCCTGCGTCGCACCTTCATCCGTCCTGCCGCTCACGCTGTCGTGAAGGCCGTTATGGACGATGTCTTCGCCCTCGTCACCGATGCTGACTTCCCGCTCCTCGGCTACAACTCCACAGTTGCCGCTTTCGATGCCGACGCTGTCGCTGACATCTCCCAGAAACTGACCGACGCGAATGTCCCGATGGCCAATCGCTCGCTCATCATCCGTCCGGCCCTCTACACCTCGCTCGCCAAGGATAACAGCATCCAAGCGCAGTATGCTTCTGGCACTAACGCTCCTCTTACGGAGAACCTCCTGCCCCGCATCCACGGCTTTGAAATCAATCAGTATTCTGCCCTCCCCTATGGTGGCGGTCTGAATGCTAACCTCAAGGGCATCGCGGTTTCTCCGGAGTCCATCCTCATCGCGGCTCGTCTCCCTGCTACCCCGACCAATTGGTATGGTAATGTCGCCACCGCTACTGACGCGGAGTCCGGCCTCTCCATCCAAGTCCGTGAATGGTATGACGGCGACTCCGGCGAGCAGAAACTGTCGATGTCCATCCTTTACGGCGTGGCTATCGGCAATCCGTCGAACCTCGCTCGTATCATCGCCTCGTAAGCGAAGCGTCGCAAGACGCTATCAAACAGCCCCTTCACCGGGGCTTTTTTGTGCCTCGTTGACATACGACAAGTGGACAAATGGGATACATTCCAAAGTATGCCACAGTCGT